CTGAAATTCCTACAATCACAATTTTATTTGATACTATCGTTAATTCTAAGCTAAGATTTACTACCATTGTTTATCCTGCTGAATTTACTTTATCAACTTTAACTACATTGACTGAATCAAGATTTAATGTTAACAACAATGTCTTAGACGGCTTAGGAATTATTACTAAAACTGATACCTATGCAAATAACAATAGCTTTTTAGATGCTCTTAACTTCAAAACTCTTGATGTTATCTGTAATAACAAAATTGCAAATGAAAAACACAAAGGCGGAGCTATATTTGAGAATAACTTAACTATATCCGCAGTGATTGGGGCTATAAGAGAATTAAGGCTAACTGTTAATTCTAATATTAGTGCAATTATGTCTAACGGCGAAACTCAAGGGGGATTATTTAACGGTGCTATTCCTTACTTCAATACTCTTAGTCTTGAATTACCTATTATTGAAATTGGCAATGATTATCTCGAAGAAGAGAGAGGCGAGATTAAAGCTTCTGGTGGCTCTTGCCCTACTAATAACGGTTCAAATACTTACATTGATATTAATAAACAATTAACAACTTATAAAACTGATGGACTTGGTCAAGTTGATACCACTTATAAAAGTGTGAATACTGTTGATACTATGTCTATCGTTAGAGAATACTTTTTTAGAAATATCAAAAAAGACTTTGCTCAGCACGCTTTAACAAGCGGTCAAGTAGTTGCTAATCGTAAAATGGTTAATAAAGAAAGCTTTGTAGCTACTTTATGCGATTATTATATTCAATTATCTGGACTTGCTAACCTGAACTCTAACTATGCTTTATTAGTTGCTAGCAATGAAGCCTTAGAATACTTTAAAAAATCTATTCTTGATACTATTGTAATTAATTTGCAAAATGGCTCTATTATCTCCGATTGTGCGACTCCTATTGTTTCGCAATTAGAAGAAATAATTATTAATTTAATCCCTCAATTTGAAGTTTAATTATGTCAATACAAGATAAACCAATACTAGTAGTAAACGGTAAAACTGTTGCTTATATCAATAAAGTTTCATTTACTGATGGATCTCCTGAGATTATGTTTAAAGGTCAAGTCGGTGGTCCACCAGTGAAATCTAAAAATTACGAAAATGCTTTTGCAACTATCAAAACAACTATAAGATATACCGCTGAAACTGAAGAAATTTTAAATACTATAAGAAATAATGGAGATAATAACACTATCATTATTGGAACTATTAAATTTACTGGTTGTGTACTCAACACAAATACAATAGATCGTTCTTATGGTGAAGATGTTGATATTGAGTTTAACGGCAACCCAATTTCTAGCTAATGAAAATACAACTTACTAAGACTCTAAAAGATAGTCCTATTGTAGACAATGGATTGAATACATTCAAGGATATTGATTGCATTTATCTTGATAATATCAATATTAATTTAGTAAGAGCACATTATCATTATTTTAGAAGTTATTTCCTGAAGGCATCAATGAAGTTTGTTGCCAACAATCCTAAGCAAGATAATGTTGAGGCTACTCAAGAATCTAAAATAGAAGCTAATCAAATTGCTTTAATTATGCTTGATGGCAATCAAGAAATAATTGACAAATCAAATCAATTACTACTTAAGGTTTGTTATAAAGATGAGAGTTTAAAAAATAGATTAAGTGAAATAGACTTGCAACAATTAGATAATGATGACTGGGAGGCTTTAATTTCTAATTTTTTGCAAGCTTTCTGGTTAAATCGCTGGTTAACTGGAACGAAAACGAATTAATTTATAATCAATCAATTATTGATTTAGTTTGTAATCTTGTCTATTTTTACAAAGGCGGAATATCTTACAGCGAGATCATGAATATGAATATTGAAGATTTAGAAATGATTATAATTTCTCAAAATAAAATAGCAAAACAACAAAATGTCGTTTCAAGTTAGCTGGGTGTATGATTTAGTTGATAAACTAAGTCCAGCACTCAAAACAATCAATAAAAATATAGAATCTAGCAATCAATCTGTTTTAAAACTCGGCAGAAGCTTAAGAAGCAATCTAAGCAATTTTTCTTATGATAAATTTGTCGGAGCAAGTAAAGTTGCATTAAGAAGTATTGGTCAAGATATTGATAAATTAAGTAAAAAATCAAAAGAAATTGGTAAAGAATATTTCTTTAAAGCTAGTATCCCGTTAAGTTTATTGGGTGCTAAGTTTATAAAAACTGCATCCGATTATCAAGAATCTTTAAATAAAGTTGAGGTCGCTTTTGGCTCTGCTTCTGATAGTGTAAAAACCTTTGCAAATACAGCTGGCACAAACTTCGGCATCAATAAAAGCTCCGCTTTAGATATGGCCGCACAATTCGGTGATATGGCTACATCAATGGGAATATCTCAAAAAAATGCTGGGAGTTTAGCAACAAGTTTAGTTGGCTTGGCTGGCGACTTGACTTCATTTAAGAACTTAAAGGGAGATATGGCTAAAACTGCACTCAATGCAATTTTTACTGGTGAAACCGAGTCTTTAAAAATGCTTGGCGTTGTAATGACTGAAACTAATCTAAAACAATTCGCTTTAGCTCAAGGCATCACTAAAAAAATTCAACAGATGAGGCAAGACGAAAAAGTTATGCTAAGATATAACTATGTAATGGCAATGACTAAGAATGCTCACGGAGATTTCAGAAGAACAATAGATGGCTTTGCTAACCAGACAAGAGTCTTAAATGATGATTTTAACACATTAAGTATTACTCTTGGAACTATATTGCTACCCTACGCAGTGAAGGCAACAAAAAAAGTTATTGAATTACTTGAAAAATTTAATCAACTAAGCCCTACGGCTCAAAAAGCAATTCTAATTTTTGCAGGTTTAGCGGTTGTATTGCCTCCGCTCTTATTCTTTTTCGGTCAACTCGCACCTCTTTTATTTCTTATAAGCTCCTATTTTCTTAGATTCGCTTTAGTCAACCCTGTTTTCGCAGCTTTAGCAGTTGGTTTATTTGTTATAATGAAATACGGAACTAAAATATCCGATATTTTCAACACGATTTATAATAAAATTATTAGTATCGGTAAGGCTCTTGGAACTGGCTTAATTAATAAAGTTGCTACTGGGCTTGGCTTTAGTCCTATATTTAATGAGCCCACAACTCAACCAGTTGCATTTCAACAGACTGCTAGTCAGTTTACTGGTGGGCTTAATGTTAGTTTTGCTAATATGCCTAAACAAACCGTTGTTAATTCTAGCTCTAGCTCTAATCTTAATCTAGGCATCAATACTACTTACGCAAGATGACTTTATTTAATCAATCAAGAACAAAAACAGCAACATTTAGGAAAGCTAATTTTATTTTTGTTGATAGCAATATAAAAGGCGGAATTAAATTTGCTGAATATGAATACCCTAATAATAACAGAAGAGACTTAGAACAACTAGGTGGGATGCTTAAGAAGATAACGATAAATGGTCTTATTGATTGCAATGCTAACTATAAAAAAAGAGATAAACTGCAAAAAATATTTGATGAGCCTAGGGCGGGGCTTTTATCGCTACCGTTTTATAAAAAAATGCACGGCTATATTACTGAATATAGTTTTAGCGATAGCAATAATGCAGTAGGTCAAACTAGCTTTACTTGCGAGTTTGTAGAAGTCAGTCAAGATAAGAAAAATAAAAAGACTGGCAAGGGATTTCTCGCTAATCTTAAAAGTAAAATACTTGGTGAATATGAAAATCAATTTAATGACGCTTGGAAAGCGATCGGTAATGCTAAAGAAAAATTCGACAGCGCTGTTGAAACTACTAAAAATGTTGCTAATAAAATAAATCAAGTTGCTAGCAGTGTCGCTGGAGCTGGAGATAGTCTAGGCGATTTTTCAAGCTCAGTAAATGAAATTCTCAACTCTGCAAATAAACTTGTTAATTCACCTAAGGTTTTATTTAGCAATTTTAAGATTGCTTTTGATAATCTTGGAGTTGCTTATAATAGCAGTAAAAATTTATTTAATGTTTGTAAAAATTTATTTGGTATTGACGAAAAAGATAGAACACAAATTGGCAATTCTATTGTATCTCAAGATATTAGAAATAATCAAAACTTAATTAATCAAGCCGTTAGAATCAATGCTCTTACTCTTGCTTATCAAACTGCTGTTGATATTGATTATTCAAATACACAAGAAATTAATGATGCTATTGCTAGCTTAGAAAATGGTTTTTCTTTAATTGACCTATCTATTGATAGAGAAATTATTGATTTATTGCATAGTCTAAGATACAATGCTATTAACGAGCTTAATCAATTAAGATTAAGTGTCCCTAATATTGTTGAGTATGAAGTCAAGAATCCGACACCTTTAATTAATATTCTTTTTAATTTATATGGCAACGATGATAATAAAGACACTATTATTGCTATTAATAATTTTCAAGATACAAGCTCAGTTTTTGGCAATATAAAAGTGCTTAAATATGTCGAATAAAGTTGAGATATTTTGCAATAATAATTTAATTGATTCTTTTAATGATTTTTTATTAACAAAATCAATAGAAAATTTCTGCAATAGCTTCACATTTACTATTACTAATAAAATGGCAAATGATATATTGCTGGCTGAGGGTAGTAAAATAAAAATATCAATTGCGGGTGAGAATGAATTTAATGGACTTGTAGAATCAATTAACCATTCCCAAACAAGCAATAGTCATTTAGTTACCGTGTTAGGTAGAGATAAAACGGGTGAATTAATTGATAGTTATATTATTGCTAAACAATACAAGCAAAATGATTTTTTAAAACTTCTTAGATTAATTTTAGATGATAACGGCTTTCAAAGCATAAAAATAACTAGCGATATAAAAATATTGCCTAAGCTTGTAGGTAAATCATTTATCCCAGAAAAAGAAGAGAAGATATTTAGTTTTATCGATAGATTAGCAAAACAACTAAGAATAATATTAATTACTGATAGTGATGGAGATATATTAATAACAAGAGAAGGTGCTGACCTTGCAGTTGGTGGACTTGATGCAAGCAATAATATTATATCAACATCTCTTGATATTGACACTTCTGAAAGCTATAAATATATTAAAATTATAGGTAATATTAAAACAGATCAAACCAAAAAAAGACTAACTCAAGGCAAAGAAATTATTGATGAAAGATCGCAGACAAATAAAAGATTGATTGTTAATATTGGCAATAACACTAACAGACAAAATATTGAAAGCATTGCCAATTGGTATATGGCTGTTAAAAGAGGCAAAGGAGCTAGATATAATGCAACCGTGCAGGGCTTTTTAACTAATAACACTACGGGCTTATTGTGGCAAGTTAATACTACTGTTATGTTAAGAGATTCTAAAAAAGGAATTAATGGGCTTTTTCTTATTCAGAGTGTAAATTATTCACAAAGCCTAGAAGGTAGTAAAACTGATTTAATATTATGCAATATTGGAAGCTTCACAGATTTTGATAACAATCCACTTTTATCTTCTCAAGTAAGTAAATTCTTCAAAATATTGACTGGCGACTTAGCTTCAAAATATAGATAAAAAAAATTTAAGAAATCATTTGACAAGCAAAAAACAATTTGTATATTTAATAAGTACTTAACTAACAAACTAAAAATTATGAAAATTACAACAATATTTAAAAAATTAGAATTAATAAGAAAAGACATTAAAGAAATTGATATAAAGCTTTCTAATTTACACAGTAATGAATCTTCGCACTTGATAAGAATTAAAGATTTAACAAAAAAACAAGATATTCTAAAAGAAAAGAGAGATTTACTAATAATCAAATTAATAAATAACTAAAAAACAAAACAAATTATGGAAAATAACAAAATAGAAAAGGCAATACCGCCTTAATATCTGCATCCTATCTTGGTTATTCTAAAATTGCAGAACTATTAATTGAGGCTGGAGCGGATAGAAATATTAAAGATAACTATGGCAAAACCGCCCTAGATTATGCTAAGGAAAACTATGATAATCAAATAAAAAAATTACTAACTAAAAACTAAAAATTATGAAACTTAAAACTAAAACACTTATAAAAGCCCTTAATCAAATTGATTTTGACAAATCAGAAGACAATCCTCTCAGATTATTATCTATTCAAACAGTGAAAAATAAATTAAAATTAAGTTATGCCGATGCCAGTTGTGTAATTAGCATTTTAATTGATTGCGAGCAAATTGACGATAATATTGACACCAATGTTGATAATGTTGATTTTGAAAAATTTACAAAGCTTGTTAAAGCAATAAAAAGCGATACAATAACTTTAGAAATAGATCTTGATAAGCTAAAAATTAATAACTATTACTTGCAAGGCGATTCAAGTTATAGTTTTAGCAATTCTCTGGAAGGCTTAGAGTATAGAAAAATATTAGAAATTTCAGGCGATCAATTTGTTAAAATGATTAATCAAGTGAAGCCTGCAATTAGAAAAGAGGAATCTAGTTATGATATTAAAAGCATCAATATAAATAGTAATAATAACAAATTGAACTTAGTTGCAACTAATGGCACAATTATGATTCTTAAAACTCAAGATGTTGATATTCAAGAGATTAATGAAATCATCCCAGATTTTATTGTAAAGAAAATAATAAAAGCATTCAAAAACAATGAATTATTAACTATATCAATACATAGTGAAAAATGTAGGAGAATTAAAATAGAATCAAATGATATAATTTTCCATTCACAACTTAGTGATGGCGAGTTTCCAGATTTAAATAAATTTAGCTTTTTAACTGATTATGAAGTAAAAATTAATAAAAAACAATTAATTGAAGTTGTTCAAGAAGCTCTTGCAATGGCGGATTGGAAACATAACGAAACTATATTTGATTTTCAAAATAATATATTAGAAATAAAAGTTATAAAACAAGATGTAATAAAATACAGCAATCAAATAACTATTGATGGAGCGATAAATGAAATTATTCACTTAAATGCTAAACTCTTATTGAATATTTTAAAATCAATAGATGACGATATATTTATTTTGAAGATTAAAGATAAAAATTCAACTATTGTAATTGAAGCCGATGATTTTATGGCTTTTATTTCACCGATAAAATTTTAATAACCTACTGGGGGCTAAACAACCCCCCCAGTAATTGACGATCCCGATTGAACTCCCGAGTGAATATGAGTTGTAAATACTTTCCCTTGAATGGTTGTTGTGCCTTGCAAATCAACAGTGCCAGCGGTTGTAAGTGTTCCTGATATCATGAGATTATTGCCCAGATTTACAGCACCATCGACTGATAAAGTGCCTTCAATCATTACATTTGTATTTATAACTACATTGCCATTAACAATTTTTATTAGCTTATTGTTCTCAAAATCACCAATTGCCACTGAGCCACTTGTTAAAACTGGTTGCTTGGCAATATTGTAGGGTATAACATAAGAATAATCTCTTGTATTCTGGCAAAACAACAATCCTAAGCTATTATCATCTATTATAATATTGGCAAAAAGCCCGTAGGGATACAATATTACAACATTATCTATAATTGAGCCGTCATCTAACTGCACTCTTGCCACCTTGCCATCATTTTTTATTAAACTTACAATTTCCATTTGACAATCATTTTAATTTGATATAAAAAAATATAAAAAACTTTTTTATAATTATTATGCTTGATTTTGATATAAATTGCAACAAAAAACTTTTTGATATAGATATTGAGGACGGAGATATAAAACCTTGTTTTGATATTAAAACCGCAATCTTAATGTCTATTTTTTGCGAAAAAAGAGCCGATGCTTCGCAGGTTAAACAAATTGATATAAGAAGAGGGCATTTTAGCAATCAATTTAATGATAATTATGAAGTCGGTTCTTTTTGTTGGCTTTATTCTGAACAGCATAAAGTTAGCGAAGCCAATAAAGAAGATTTACAAGATACAATTCTTGAAGGCTTACAATGGTTAATTGATGATAATTATCTTATTGACATTGATTGTAATATTGATATTATTGACAATAAATATATCATTAATATTACAACTACTAATATCTTTAATGAAGAACAAAACTATACATTCTAATGTCTTTAACAACTAAAACATTACAAGAAATACAACAATTACTAATTAGCAACTTGTTAATGTCTGTTAACACGGGACAAACCGATATTAAAAAGCAAATAGACCCCACTCTTAAAAATAGTATGATTGGTGGCATCGTTAGCTCTTTATCAGCTGGTTTTGATGATAATAATCAATTGCTAAAAGAAATCTTAAGACAATTATTCCCACAAACTGCAACGGGAGACTATTTGAAGTTTTGGGGTCAAATGCGGGGCTTATCAATTAAATCTAGCTCAAAAGCTAGCGGATATATTGATTTTACTGGAACCGCTACAACTGAAGTGCCTACTAGCTCTATTTTACAAAAATCTGATGGGACTGAGTATGAAACTTTATCAACTGCTACAATATCAACACAATCAATTAATATAACTTCACTTACAAGAATTGGCGATACTGCTATTGCTACAACTGCAAATAATCATAATCTTGCTACTGGTCTTGAAGTTATTATTGCTGGAGCTGATCAAGCTGATTATAACATAACTGCATCAATTATTGTTGTTAACAATACTCAATTTAGTTTTACCGTTGCAAATGCACCCACCACTCCTGCAACTGGAACTATTAATGCAACTGCAACATTCGGCAGGGTTGCTATTATTTGCAGAACCAATGGAACTGTTGGCAATCTTGGAAGCGGATCACAATTAGAATTAGTTTCACCAATTGAAAATGTGGATGATTTTGCTATCGCAACTTACGAAGGTATTTTTGCAGGTTTTGATGCTGAAACTGAAGACGAATACAGAACAAGAGTATTGCAAGCTTGGAGTAATAACACCAGTAATTTTACTGATGTCGGTATTGAGATTTTCTTAAAAAATAAAATAACTGCAATTACTAGAGTCTGGGTATATGATGCCACCCCTAGTGCTGGCTATGTATCTATTTACTTTGTTAATGACAATGAATTAAGTATTTTACCAAACTCAACTCAAATTGCTGAGGCTAAGGCGGTTATAGTTAATAAACAAACAGGAATAAAGCCTGCAAATACTGATGATGCAATGGTGCTTGTCTACTCTCCAACACCTTATTATGTTGATTTTACTTTTAGCTCATTAACTCCCAATACTCCTGCAATGAGACTAGCTATTACCGAAAGGCTAACCGATTATTTCAGAAGTGCTGAAGTTAGTTTGGGTAAAGATATAAAACAAGACACTTATAAGAATGTTATTTTTTCTGCGATTGATGAAGCTGGCAATTCTCCTACTTTCACTTTGTCTTTGCCTAGTGCTGATATTGATGTTGCTAGCAACGAACTACCAATATTAAGAAATATTACATTTTAATGAATATTGAGAAGAGAACACAGCAAGAGCAAGCAAGAATATTAGCAAATTATCTAAGAAGTGATAAATTGCACGATGCTAAGAATAATAAAGATAGTGTTCTATTTAAAATCTTAATGGGCTTAGCCGTTGGCTGGACTGATTTCAGAGATAATTCACAACTTATAATTGACAACTATAATATATATAATAGTGTAAAATTATTAGAGGAGTGGGAGCAAGCCGTGGGAATACCTGATGATGTTTTTGCCGTTGCAAGTGATATTGAGACAAGAAAAAGAAATATTTTGTTAAAAATATCTGGCTCAAGAGCTGAGACAAGTTTAGAATTTGAAAATATCGGTAAAATACTTGGTTTTGATATTAAATGCGAAACTGGTTATCAATATTGTAGGTTTCCCTTAAGGTTTCCGATTATTTTTACAACAGCGGAGGCTTTACCTTTTTTGATTGTTATTACTATTGATAAAAAATATCAACCAAAAACTTTTCCTTTTACTTTCCCTATTGAATTTAAAAGTGATATTGCAATAATTTTAAAATTATTTTTTGATAAAATAAAACCTGCAAATACAAAATTAATATTTAGATATGTCTAACCTTATAGTTAATAAACAAAATGATGTAAGCACTCTTGATGCTAGCGAATGGAACCAATTCGCAGAAATAAATAATCTTATTTCGAGTGCTGGTATAACTCCAGACGGCAGTGTTTTAAATCAAGTTGCAAAAAGTATAGCCAATTATTCTAATGCATCTAATTTTTTTATTGAAAATGGAACTGTTAATAATTATACATTAACTGCTAATAATAATTTTCTAGCTCCAACTAGTTATATTGCTGGGATGGTTATTAGATTTATTACAACTAATGCCAACACCACTACAACACCAACCGTTAATCTCGCTGGACTTGGTGCTAAGAATATTTTAAAAGCCGACGGCAACCCTGTTATTGCTGGCGATGTTAGTGGATATGTAGAATTAAGATACAACGGCACTGATTTTTTATTAAGCCCTCTATCTTCTGCTCTTAATATTACAGCTACAAATAAAGGCTTAACTTATTTAAACAATCCAATTACTATTGCAAACAATGCAACTGATGCTGATAATGATATAGATTTTACGGCTGGTAATTTTCAATTTAGCGATAAATCTAATGAAGCTGTTTTATCGGCAATGACTAAAAGACTTGATGCTTCTTGGGTTGCTGGCACAAATCAAGGTGGACTAGATACTGGCACTAAAGCTATTAACACTTGGTATCATTGTTATGCTATTTACAACCCTACAAGCGATGTAAGTGATGCAATATTTTCTGCAAATGCTACAACTCCAACTTTGCCTAGTGGTTATACTAAACAGTCAAAGGCTTTGTTTGCATTCAAAACTAACT